CGTATTAAAAATGAACAACTAAAGTTTGAAACACAAGGTAAATGGGTTGATGAATTACGTAAACAAAATAAGAAACTTAAAGTAAAATTAGTATTTACTAAAATAACACTAAGTGGAATTATTGGAGGATTAACATATTTATATATAACAAAATAAAAAAAAATGAAACAACCTATCAACGAAATCAAAAGAATGCAGCAATTAGCTGGATTAATTAAAGAAAATGAAGCACCAAAATCTATTACTGTAGAATTATTACCTAATTTCATAAAGTATATTAAATCAATTAAAGACGAAGAAAGTAGAAATACTGGATTTGTAGCCAACTCAACATTTGAACTATATCCTAATTCAATGGTAAAAATTGCTAGTGGTCCCTTTGAATTAAAAATGTTTAGACAAATGTTTGTTTGGGCAACATATCAACCAGAACATAATGAAATTACTACTTCAAATACTTTTTGTTTTGGTAATGACGCTATAACAAGACATAATGATTTAAAATCATCACCTGTAGGCGCACCTCAAATGAATTTTGGTGATATATCAAAAGGAAATGGCTGTAAAGAAGCTGGTGGAACATATTGTAAATTTCCAAATGGATTTAATGTAGGTGAAACTGATGATAGAGGTTACTTTAAAATAATAGCAACAAAATAATCGTCCTGCTACCATAGGACTCCTATCTAGACCATAGGTGCATAACTCAACCCCGTAAGGTTGAGTTTTTTTTATATATTTATATACAACCAATAGTATAAAATATGGCTGATCAAGCTAATATAAAAGATATAATAAAACAGGAGTATATAAAATGCGCAATGGATCCAATCCATTTTTTCCGCAAATATTGTTACATCACTCACCCCGTTAAAGGTAGAGTATTATTCCATTTATACCCATTTCAGGAAGATACATTAAAGGAATTTAGAGTAAATCGTTTTTCTATTGTAAATAAATCACGTCAGTTAGGTATCTCTACTCTAGTAGCAGGATATGCATTATGGACAATGATATTTAATAAAGATAAAACAGTACTTTGTATAGCAACAAAACAGGAAACCGCTAAAGGTATGGTTGAAAAAGTACAATTTATGTACAATAACTTACCAGCTTGGTTACGTGGTAATCAAAAACCAATATCAGATAATAAACTCTCACTCAAACTAGCCAATAACTCTCAAATTGTAGCTACATCAGCCGCATCAGATGCAGGTAGATCTTACGCCGTATCTTTGCTGTTAATAGATGAGGCCGCGTTTATTGAAGGTATTGATAAAATATACACGAGTATTAAACCAACAATTGCTACGGGTGGAGGAATTATCGCGTTATCATCTCCAAACGGTATTGGTAACTGGTTCCATAAAATGTATAAAGAAGCAGAAATTGGTAAGAATGACTTTAAAGCAATAGAGCTAAAATGGAATTTACATCCTGATAGAGTGGCACCAGTAGATGCTGGATGGGAAGAACGTGAGCGTGCAAATATGTCACCACGTGAATTCGCCCAAGAGTATGACTGTGACTTTTTAGGATCAGGTAACTCTGTTATTGAACCAGATAATTTATCTTTTTATGAACAAACTTATATACAAGAGCCTGTTGAACGTCGGTTCATGGGTGGCGATTTTTGGATATGGAATTATCCTGATTATAGCCGTAACTATATCATCAGTGCTGACGTTGCTCGTGGGGACGGCTCGGATTACTCAGCGTTTCATGTCATCGATGTGGAATCGTGTGAGCAAGTTGCTGAATATAAATCCCAAATAGGAACAAGGGAATTTGGTCATATGTTAGTATCTGTTGCAACTGAGTATAACAACGCTTTATTAGTCCCTGAAAACGCTAATATCGGTTGGGATGTTGTCAATACCATCATTGAAAAAGGATATCAAAATTTATATTATTCACCACGCGCTTATGGCGAAATGAATATTGATAAATGGATGGCTAAAATTGATAGTGAACAAAGCGTACCTGGATTTACCAACTCAGTAAAAACAAGACCACTTGTTATCTCAAAGATGGAGTCGTATATTCGAGATAGACATTTTATCTTTCATTCTAAACGATTATTAGAAGAGCTACGTGTATTCATTTGGCAAAATGGTAAAGCACAAGCACAGAATGGATATAATGATGATTTAGTAATGTCATTAGGAATTGGATTATTTACTAGAGATACTGGTGTTAAATTCCATCAACAAGGTATGGATATAACTCGTAGAGCTATTGATGGTATATCTAGTACACGAGAAGGATATACACCGATGATGCCAAGTGGTATACCAAATCCATACCAAATAGATACTCCATATGGTCCTGAAGATATCACATGGATGCTATAAATGATAAATATTTATTGATATAATAAAATAAAAAATGGCTGAACAAAATACAGGCTTATTTAGTAGACTGAAACGCTTATTCAGTACTGATGTAATAATCCGAAACGTAGGCGGTAACCAATTAAAGGTTACAGACGTTGATAGAATACAAGCATATGGTAATGTAAAAACCAATGCTCTTATAGATAGATTCACTAAGTTACACAGATATGGTGCTAACATGCCATATAATCCAACGATGAACTACCAAACACTTCGTATTCAGTTATATACTGATTATGAAGCAATGGACACTGAATCAATTATTGCTTCTGCACTTGATATTGTAGCAGATGAAGCTACTCTAAAGAATGAAGCAAACGAAGTAATACAAATTAGATCATCAGACGAAAATATACAACGTATATTATATAATTTATTCTACGATGTATTAAACGTAGAATTTAATTTATGGATGTGGGTTAGAAATATGTGTAAGTATGGTGATTTTTATCTTCATCTTGAAATAGCTGAAAAATTTGGTGTATATAATGTAACACCATTATCAGTTTATGATATGGTTCGTGAAGAAGGTATGGATCCGCAAAATCCATCTTATGTGTGCTTTAAGATTGATCCAATGGTAATTGCTGCTGGTGGTATCAATTCACGTGTTAAAGATAGAGATGGTAAAATTAAATTTGAAAATTACGAAATAGCCCACTTTAGACTATTAACTGATGCTAACTACCTTCCTTATGGTAGAGCATATATCGAACCAGCTCGTAAAACATACAAACAGTATGTGTTGATGAAGGATGCAATGTTGCTCCATCGTATAACACGTGCCCCGGAAAAACGTGTATTTTATGTTGATATTGGAAATTTACCTCCAAATGAGGTTGATGGATACATGGAGAAATTAAAAAATAAAATGAAGAAAACTCCATTCATTGATCAAAATACAGGTGACTATAACTTACGTTACAACATGATGAACGTAATGGAAGATTTTTATATTCCTCAACGTGGAGCTAATTCTAATACTAAAATTGATACAATTAAAGGTTTAGAATATAATGCAATTGAAGACGTAAATTTCTTACGTGATGAAATGTTAGCTGCACTTAAAGTACCTAAAGCATTCTTTGGATTTGAAAAAGATTTGACTGGTAAAGCTACATTAGCTGCTGAAGATATTCGTTTCGCTCGTACAGTAGAACGTATTCAACGTATTGTATTATCTGAATTGTATAAAATTGCATTAGTGCATTTATATACACAAGGATATGATGGTGAATCATTAAATAATTTTGAATTACACCTATCAACACCCTCAGTAATCTACGAACAAGAAAAAGTAGCGCTATGGAAGGAAAAGATTTCATTAGCTAAGGATATGCAGGATACTAAATTAATCCCTTCAGATTGGATTTATGATAATGTATTCCAATTCAGTGAAGACCAATACGATGAATATCGTGATTTAGTAGCTGAAGATATGAAACGTACATTCCGCTTCTCTCAAATTGAGAATGAAGGTAACGATCCATCTAAATCAGGCCAATCATACGGAACACCACATGACTTAGCATCATTGTATGGTAAAGGTAGAGCAGGTATGAACGTAGATGGACCTATCCCTCCAGGTTATGATGAAAAACGTCCTGTTGGTCGTCCTGAAGAAAAATCATCTATGATTGGAACACAAAAAGATCCATTAGGTAAAGATAGATTAGGTAGAGAAGAAAATGCTACATTATATACTGCAAATATTCCTGACGAAGGAAGTGGCACACCAAAAAGCTATAGTGCCTTAGCACTAGCTGAATCTTTAAAATATAAAGATATGCTAAAATCTATACCTAGAGCTGATAAACAAAATGTGTTTGGAACAGAACAGGAATCTTCATTATTAGATGAAAAAAATATTAAGGACATATAACAGCTACATATTTATTGGTAGTGCACACTAACTTATATGAAAATAAAACATAGCAAATTTAAAAATACTGGTATATTATTTGAATTACTAGTAAGACAAGTCGCATCAGATACTGTATCTGGTAAAGACTCTGCCGCTATTAATTTAATTAAAAAATATTTTTCTAAGTCAGAATTGGCTAAAGAACATAAATTATATCAGGCTTTAGTTGGCTCAAAAGCACTAACTGAAGGTAAAGCTGAATCTCTAATTAATGTAACTCTTGAAATATCTTCACGCTTAAACCGCTCAGCATTACGCAAAGAAAAATATAATATCATTAAAGATATTCGTGAACATTATGATTTAGAAGATTTCTTCAAATCAAAAATCAACAACTACTCCCAATATGCTGCTGCCTATAATTTAATTGAAGCCCAAAGCTCTTTAGAATTTGTTGAACCATCTCAAGTTATTGATAATAAAGTAACATTACTTGAACATATTACTCGTAAAGAAGTTAATAAAAATAAAGTAGAAGATGCTGTAATGGAAGAATATATGAGTATGGATAAAGGTACACGTATTTTAGTTTACAAAACATTACTTGAAAGATTTAATAGCAAATACAGTGATATGTCTAACACACAGAAATCTGTATTAAAAGAATACATCAACAATATATCTAATACTGTTAAATTACGTGAATTTGTTAATAATCATTTTGCTGCTATCAAAGCAGAATTAAATAAAATGAATAAAACAGTAACAGATAAAACGACTCAGATTAAAATAAATGAAGTAGTAAATATACTAAAGCCACTTGATAAAAATCAAAACGTAAAAGATGATAATATCATGGCCTTACTTCAATTTCACCAACTAATAGCTGAATTAAAATCAGTAAAATAATGAATTTAAAAGAACTTATAAAATCACTTACACGCGAAATATTAGATGAAGAATCTGCATCTGGTGATGCTGGTGGTTATTTAAGTCCAATGGCTTTTTCCCCTAAAGGACAAGGCGAAAATGCAGCTACAAAAACAGCTAAAAAGCAAGGTTTTACTGTAACTAAAGGTGAAACTACAATGCCTGCTGATTCTAAAGTAAGAGATTATAAATCACTTTGGAATAAAAAGAAAAAAAGAAAAAAAATATATAACGAAAGCGATTACGATAAAGCATCACAGTATGGAGCAGCTTCTAAATACGGAGCAGCAAGCGAATATTCAATGGGTGAATCAATAACAAATATCGTAAAAGAAGAGTTGTTAAATGAAGTAACTTATCATAAATTCAAAAACGAAGTTAAATTTCGCACTAAAAACGAACAACTACATAAAGCAATTCGTGAAGTAAAACGTAAGCTAATGGAAATTGATCGTATTGTTGAATATACATCTCGTATGAAGCAAGAATTAAGTGAAGGTGAAGAAGGATTAAAATACTGGAAGAAAACAGAAAGCAATATAGCAACAATATCAGAAATGGTAAATCATTTAAATAATAAAATAAAAAATTTAAATCAATAATATGGCAAACGTACCCGTAAATGTAGGTGGTGTGATGGTAACAGCTGGAAATACTATAACTGGATCTTTCTATGGAATGCTAGCATTAGCAGGGGGCCCATCAGCTTCAATACTAGGATTAAAATATATCAATGGATATTCAGTATCAAACATCCAAACAAACCCAACTTACTCATCAGTAGAAGCAACAATGTCTTCTTTTGGAGTAGCTAATGGTTCAAAATTAGAATTATTAATTACTTCTTGTAGTTTAGCTGCAGGTAGTTCACCAGTATTTTTATATTCATAAAAATTAAATAATGGCAAAGGCAAAAGGTTCGAGCGATACTAGAAAAGTAACATTCGGTGCTCGTAAACAAGGTAAAGCGAAAAAATCATTCAACAAACACACACCAAGACCAAAAAAATATGTTGGTCAAGGAAGATAAATAAAATATACCAATGAAAAGTATTAAACAACAGTACATCGATTTACGTGAAGGTAACATGACTCAAGCGAATTTTATGCGTAATTTACGTATGACATTACCTCAATACGTTACTAACTTATCTTCATTTGAAGATTCTGTTCAAATTCTTAAAAATAAAGGTATATTGACTGAAGCTGATACATCATCTGAAGGTAAATGGAAAACAGTTACTGGTAAAGATTTATATGCTCATTTTAAAGAAATTGATAATTTAAACTTAAACGGTCAAGAAGTATTAGTTGGTATTGATTTTGAAATGCAAAAAAATCAAGAATTAACTAAAGCAGAAGCTGCTAAAATTGTAATTAAAAATTTAAAGAAAAATCCAATATATTATACAGCAGAAGATATGTCTAATGTTGAAGGATATGAAATTGGATATATTGGCGGTAAATCATCAAACGCTGAAGCACGTCAAATGCAACCACTTGACAAAAACATGGGTAATATAGTTGATAAGAAAATGGGAATGCAGCCGGTTAAAGATATAGAGAAAGTAAAAAAAGATTCTGATAAAGGTGGTGAAACAAATAAAATGGAAAAAGGTGTTTCATTAATGTCACTTATCGCTAAATCAGTTCGCGGTGTTCAGAAAATGGATGCTACAGGCGAAAAGATGAAGAAAATCACTATGAAAGAGGGAATGGGTGAATATACATTCAATGGTCATCTAAAGTCAGGTGAATTATCTAAACTAAAAACAATGTTACCTGACGCTGAAATCGATACAGATGAAGAACCAGGACAAACTGTAAAAACAACAGTATCATCAGCGAAATATAATAATAAATCTGTTGAACATGCTGTAAAATCAGTATTAGGTATGTTAGAAACATCACCAAAAGACAACATATCTAAAGCAAATTTAGGTAGTGTTAAAGAACGTCTTAAAGAAATGATCCGTAAACAATTAAAAGAAATGGCGGATGGTATGGAACCAATGTCTCGCGAAGATGGAAGTTCATATATGAATGAAAATGAATTGTCTTCTGATGAACAAGAAATAGTAGATGATATATTAAATACATTAAATGAAGGAATGTTTGGTGATGTATTAGATAAAATTAAATTATATGCTAAAAAAGGTTTAATGACTGCTGGTATAATAGGTGCTTTATTATCTGCACCAAATTTTTCTCAAGCACAACAACAACAAATCAAACAAGTAGCTGGTACTGAAATGTCTTCTACTCAAGAAAAAGGTGGAAAAGAATGGGAACAAATCAAAAAAGCAGTATCAAAAACATCTCCAAAATTTATTAATGTACGTGATGATAAAGAAATGGGAATTAAATCCTTCCAATCATTAAATTGGGGAGCTCATAAATCTGCTGGATCTAGTGCAGGAATATCTATATCTTATGAAAAAGGTAGTGGTGTAATTGATATAGAGGTTACACATGTAATAGGAAAAGATAAAAAAGGATATGATCAAATTATTAAGAATCTTCAAGATATGGGAGTTAAAGACAAATATAGTGTACAATCAGAGAATGGATTTAGTGGACAAATACCAGTTTCAAAAGCAAATGATGTAATTAATTTTGTTAATAATAATTTATCTTTATTAAAAGAAAATAATATTGACTCAGTAGTAAACGAAGCATTAAAAAAATTCCGCAAAGGTAATTAATATGAAACAACTTTTAATAGATCATACCTCATTTAGAATAGCTAAGCTAACGCTTATGACCGAAGGTAAATCCTCCAACGGTAGAATGCTATTGCAAGGTAAACTACAAGAAGCCGAAGTAAAAAACGGTAATGGTCGTGTGTATCCACGCGAAATATTGCAACGTGAAGTTCAAAAATATATAGATGGTCCTGTTAAACAAAATAATGCTATGGGAGAATTAGATCACCCTGAAGCATCAATTATCAACTTATCAAATGTATCACACAACATTAAAAAAGTATGGTGGGATGGTAATGATTTAATGGGTCAACTTGAGCTACTAAATACACCATCAGGCAAAATAGCAATGGAATTAGTAAGCGCTGGAATACCATTAGGTATATCATCACGTGGTATGGGTTCTGTTAAGCAATTAGGTGAAACTGTTGAGGTACAAGATGATTACGAGTTGCTCTGCTGGGACCTTGTAAGTGTACCTTCAACTCCTGATGCTTATATGCAACCTGTAGGCAAATTATCTTCTATGAATGAAGGTAAACAGTATAAAACTAAAGACTACAGCAAGGTAAACTCACTCATTACAGAAATAATATGCAGTCAGATGGGGATATGCCCATTATGTTAATATAAAGACTTCGAAATATTTTATTGGTTTTTGCTCCTATCATATATTTATTGGTAGGAGCAAATTTTATTTTATGTTAACAAAAACATGTCCTACTTGTAAAGTAGAAAAAACAATAGATCAATATAATAAAAATAAAACACGTAAAGATGGTTTACAACGTGAATGTAGAGAATGTTGTCATAAACACCATAATAATCATTATCATACTAAAAAATCTATACGTTTAACTGAAAATTTACAAATTAATCATAAAATATGTTCTGAATGTGATAATGAACTTCCATTTGAACAATTTAATAAATTAAAATTAGGTAGATTTGGTCTTAGGTCTACTTGTAAAAAATGTGATAGCAATAAAGATAAAAACTATAGAAATAACAATAAAGAAAAATTAAATCAATACAGAAAAGATAAAAAAGCATCTGACCCTCAATTTAAACTAAAACATACATTGCGTTTACGATTATTAGATGCTTTAAAACGAGACAATATAACTAAAAGACACTCAGCATTGAAATTATTAGGTTGTTCAGTGGAACAATGTAAACATCATATAGAACAACAATTTAGACCAGAAATGAACTGGAGTAATCATGGATCCTATTGGGAAATTGATCATATAATACCATGTGATTCATTCGATTTAACAAACATAGAACAACAAAAACAATGTTTTCATTATACTAATCTTCAACCATTAACTATATCTGAAAATAGATCAAAGAAAAATAAAATCTTACAATAATAATTCGTGGCTTCCAATATCTACATATATTTATGGATAACGCCACAATGGGTTATCCATTTTTTATCCTCATGATACCCGGCGATTTACACAACCCCACTATTAAGATTCTCAATAATCTTATTTCCTAAAAACAATTTAAGGAGAACAAATTTATGTCAAACAAAAACCTATTTAAAGAGGCTATCGCCGACGCCAAAGCCGTTCGCGAAGCAGCGTTAGCAAACGCAAAAGCCGCTCTTGAAGAAGCTCTAACTCCGAAACTACAATCTATGTTAGCTGCAAAGTTAAACGAGATGGAGTATGAAGAAGAAGGCCACATGGGCGAAGATGAAATGAAAGAAGGATTCACTACAGCTCACGGAGATGATAGTGATGAAAATCTTGATTTCAATCTAGAAGAAGAAATGGAAGATGAATCCATGGATGAAGATTTCGATTTATCTGAAATTTTAGCAGAACTTGACGAAGAAGAAATCAGTGAACCTTTTACAGATGAATACCCTCACAAGGACATCCCAGGTACTGAAAAAGGCTACGTTAAAGAAGCTAAAGGTGAAGATGAAGAAGAATCAGAAGACGTAGCTGATATGTCTATTGAAGATTTAAAAGATCTAATTAAAGACATCGTTTCTCAGGAAATGGGTAACGAAGAAGGTCATGAAGAACCAGATGCTGATAATGCTGGTGGTCCAAGTGATCACGATGCAGATAATGCAGATGATGAAATTAATCTTGACGAATTATTAGCTGAACTTGACGCTTTAGGCGAAGGGGATGATGATATGCAAGACGAAGGTATCTTAGGTAATATTGGTAAAAAAATCGGATCCGGACTTAGCAAAGCAAATTTTATGCTTTCTGATAAGGTAATTAACGGTAAAAAAGTCAATATATCTAAAGAAGATAAAGAAGCTGATTGGCAATCATGTAACGGTGATAAAGAATGTCTTAAAAAGAAAGGATATTTTCCAACTGCACCACACAAACAAGGTCAAGCTTTTGGTGTTAAAGAAGAAATGGACGAAGCAATTCGTACTATCAACACTCTTCGCAATGAATTAAATGAAGTTAACTTATTAAACGCTAAGTTACTTTATGTTAATAAAATTTTCAAAGCTAAGAATTTATCTGAATCACAAAAATTAAAAGTTATTGCTTCATTTGATAAAGCAACTACAGCTAAAGAAGCTAAAGTTGTATTCGAATCATTGAACGCTAACTTAACAAACGCTGCTCCTAAACAAGCAATAAAAGAATCTATGGGATTCGCTTCAAGAGCAGTAGGTACTGCACCTAGAAAAGCTATCGTTGAAACAAATGATGCTATCACTAGAATGCAAAAACTAGCAAACATTATTAAATAAAAAACAAAACTAAACTCGTTTAAAATGAACGTACAACAACTTTTAGAATCGTCAAATCAGTATAAAGTAATTGCTGATGACGCAAAAAAGCTTAGCTCAAAGTGGGTTAAGTCTGGCCTCTTAGAAGGTCTTAAAGGCGAAACTGATCGCAACACAATGGCTATGCTATTGGAAAATCAGGCAAAACAATTAGTTACAGAAGCTTCTCAAACTGGTGGTGCTGCTGGTACAAGTGGTGCAGGTTATTCTGCAGAAGGTTGGAACGGAGTAGCTCTTCCATTAGTAAGAAGAGTATTTGGTGAAATTGCTGCTAAAGAATTCGTTAGTGTACAACCAATGAACTTACCTTCAGGTCTTGTATTCTATCTTGATTTCAAATATGGTACTGGTGTTAGACCATTTGTTAATAATGGTTCTTTGTATGGTGCTAATGCAACTACAAACGTAACTGATATTACTTCTCAATCACTTTATGGTGCTGGTAAATTCGGTTACTCAATTAACCAATTCTCTCAATCAGTTGCTGCTTTTACAGCATCTATTGCTTGGTCTGATTTTAATTTTGATGCAGACTATTCTGCTTCAAATGCTGCTGGTGCTTGGAAAAAAATATCTTTCCCATTACCGGTATCTGCTGATCCAAATGCAGTTCGCTCATTCTATATCGTTTCAGGTTCAACAGGTCAGGCGATTGCTGCTACAGATGTTTTATCTCAATTTACTACTATAAGTGGTACAGGTACTAACCTTACTGCTTCATTAATAGTAACTGGTTCTTTAGTTGCTGCTGCTCAAACAGCTGCTCCATTATTAAATGGTGGTGCTGTATTGTATTTCAGTGTAGCTCCAGCTTCTAACCTTCGTGGTGATTTTGAAGATCAATCAACTACTGGTGGTGCTGGTAATGGTGGTAATGGTGGTTATCCAAATGCACAAAATGCAACTAATATTGCTATTCCAGAAATTAACGTTCAGTTAAAATCTGAAGCAATCGTTGCTAAAACTCGTAAGTTGAAAGCACAATGGACTCCAGAATTCGCTCAAGATCTTAACGCTTACCATAGCGTTGATGCTGAAGCTGAATTGACTGGTATCTTGTCTCAATACATTTCAATGGAAATTGATTTGGAATTGTTAGATATGTTGATTCAAAATGCGTTTACAGTTGATTACTGGAGTGCAATTAATAACACAGTTTATAGTGGTGCTTCTGCAACAGCATTTAATGCTCCTGTTGCTGCAACTTCATTCTATAACACACAAGGTGGTTGGTTCCAAACTTTAGGTACTAAATTACAAAAAGTTAGTAACAAAATCCATCAGTTAACTTTAAGAGGTGGTGCTAATTTTATTGTAATGTCTCCAACAATCGCTACAATTTTGGAATCAATTCCAGGATTTGCTGCTGATGGTACTGGCGAAAAATTAGATTATAACTTCGGTATCCAGAAAGTAGGTAGCTTGAACAGCCGTTACAAGGTTTACAAGAATCCATACATGACTGAGAACGTTATCTTAATGGGTTACAAAGGTGCACAATTCCTAGAGTGTGGTGCTGTATTTGCTCCATACGTTCCGTTAATTATGACTCCACTTCTTTACGATCCATCTACATTTACTCCACGTAAAGGTTTGATGAC